ACGATAATGGGAAGGATAGACAGGTATACAACAACAAGAATGGTGATGCTTGACTTTGGTAAATTAGGAAGTAGTAATATAAAAAAAGTAGAGGAGAAGAAGATGAGAAAAGTTTATGTAGCAGGTAAGTTGAATGACAATGCCGTAGGGTACATAAAAAATGTACACAGAATGATTAAGACAGCAAGGAAGGTTAGGATGGCAGGATATGCAGTTTATGTGCCATGTAATGACTTTCTAGAGGGACTTGTGGATGGTGGCTTCGAATACAATGAGTATTTCGATAATAGCCAGCCTTGGCTTAAAGCAGCAGATGCTGTATTCCTTACACCAGGATGGGAATCTAGTACTGGAACAAGGAGAGAGATGGATCTTGCGTTATCATTTAACATTCCGGTGTTCGATGATCTCGAGAAGATGAATGCCCATTTTGGAATATACCAAGCATAATGGAGCCAGGACTTAAATACGACACAGGAAAACTTCGGTGGGATTTACTTCCCATCGACTGTGTTGAAGATGTAGTTAAGATACTTAGCTTTGGAGCAAATAAATATGGTCCTAATAATTGGCAAGGTGTTGAAGAAGACAGGTATTATGCAGCATTAATGAGGCATTTATCTGCTAGTAGACAAGGTGAACTGAATGATGAAGAGAGTGGTTTAAGTCATTTGGCTCATGCAATGTGTAATGTAGTATTCTTATTGTGGTTTGAAAAACATACTCCACGTATAATGAAAGCTATTGACCTAGAGAATAAAAGAGTAAATATAGTTGTAAATAAAATAGATAGTAATATAGTAGACAATGGAAAAGATTAAGGATTTAACAAAAGTGAAACTCCCAGAGAGGGGTATGTTGGTTGAGATTAAAAAGCCAAAGAGGCTTATCATCACTCCTGATGGAGCTGAGGAAAAAGATTCATATGCTGTTATTATAACATGTGATCATAGAGTCACTGACTTTAATGTTGGTGATATTATTATAAAGTACGGAGGAGGAGTTTACGCATATCCAATTAACTTTGGATTAAGTACACAAAAGGATTATGCTGTAATGTTCGCTGGAAACGTCCAAATTGCAGTTACTCCTGAGAACTTTATAGATCCTGATAAAGTTACAGCAAAAATTAGCGTGTAATGGAACTACAACTATTAGATCATGGGCTCTACAGAATGAGCAGGAAGATGGGCGTTATGGAAGAGCCTTATGATGTAATAGATACTGACGATAGTATTTTATTTAGTATGGGGGTTCCTGGGCTTTCTGAGAAGGACATAGATGTGAAGGTAGGTAATGGACAGAGATTGATTATAAAATCTAAAAGAGAGTCCAGGTTTACTCCAATATTTAGGTTTGTGTTTATACTTCCATGTAAGATTAATGAGACTGAAACGATGGCTATGGTTAAGATGGGAGTCATTACGATACGTTTAGCAAAGAGAATTAATGATTATGATAAAAATATATGGTAAAATATTTGGATAAGTGATAAATTTTACTTATCTTTGTATTGTAAATTAAAACCAGATAATATGACAGCAGCAGAATTAATAGTAGCACTAGCACAGTTACCTCAAGATATGGAGGTAGTTTACGACAGAACACAAGAGGAAGATGATGGATTTCGCTTAGAGGTAGTCGAGCAACTTGACATGATAGAAACAGATACTGGAGAGCAGTATATAATGATAAATGAGGGGCCTAAAAGGAATTAACATGGAAATACTAAAAGTATACAAGAATAACAGTCAGCCACTTGAGGAAGTGAGCAAATTTGTCGATGGAGAGCGATATGTTACGTCAAAGGGAGACATGCTGGAATGGGATGCAGAAAAGCAAGATTTCGCGTTCATCAGAGAATCTCCCCTTGATTTAACACTGAATAACAATATAATGGAGAATCTTACAGAAGTTCAACTTAAATTATTCTGGAAATTATGCAAATAGAAGTTATCAAAGAAAGCAGCATCACTTTTAAACTTAGTGATAATGGAGACGATGCGGCAGATATGTTTGGTTCTATTATGAATAAATGTGCTGCGGAAGCATCGAAGAAGGGGTTTAGGAATATGTTTAATTCTGAGGAGAAGGCTTTCCTTAGGGAGTTTACAAGGAAAATTACATACACACCACCGGTAAGTGAAACTTAATATAAATACTACACACAAGAAGGTGTACAGACAGATAGTGGAGGTGATACGAAGTATCCCTCCTCTTGACACATTAAGGAGTAGGGAGCTTGATGTGCTCGCTATTTTAATGTACTACAACTATAAATTTAGGAATGTAGAGGAAGAGATTAGATGGAGGGTTATTAATGACACTTCAACTAAAAGAGAAATGCAGAGAGACATAGATATGAACGAAGATATATTTAACAATAATATTTCTCTCGTTAGGAAGGCTGGCCTTATAGATAAGGAAGGTAAGATAATTAAGTCTCTGCAAATCATAATAGAAGATAGATACGATATACATTTTGGATTCAAAATATTTGATGATGAACTATAATGATGATGAAGATTACATGGAGATTGAGGATAACGACCTGCTAAGCAGTTTCGTTTTACCACCAGATCTTGACGAGGAGAGAGTAGTATTGCAGATAATAGGACATGGAGGAGAGATAAAGGACGTCCTATTTGAGCTAGAAGAAATATATAAATACGTAGTAAATGTATATAAGAATAGTCCCAAAGGAAATTAAAGATATGCTTAAAAGCATAGCTAGTGACGCTGGAGTTGAATACGGACTTGTAGAGGATGTTTACTTCCATGAGTTTGGCTTTGTAGCAAAGGAGATGGAGTCTGCAAATAAACCAGATCCATCATCTTATAAGAACATTCTATTAAAACACTTTGGATCGTTTCTTTCAAACGAACAACATATTAATAAATTAATAGAGATTAAAAATGCCAAGAATACAAAAAACACTGAGACTAGCGTATGATAATACGTACGACATAGTCTTCATTAGAGACATCGAAAAGGTGTTTATAGAGGATAGGGAGTATACATATAGAACAACTATAATATATACTCCAAAGGATGATAATAAATCTAAGGTTAAAGTAATATGATAGGTTCTTATTTTAAAGGGAATAATTTTTGGGAAGTAATTCCTGAGTTTAGGGTGATCAATGCATTTGATTCTTTCTATAGGGAAGATAACTCTAAATCTCATGAATTCAGTTCTAACGTGATGTGGGGGATAGCGTTCTGCCTTAGGAGAGAATCTCCAATGTATAACCTACCTGATAAATGGGAGTTGGCTGCAAAAGACATAATTGGTAATGACAAATTTGTTTGGGAAGACTATTCTGTTATTGTGAACACTTTTAAGCAGTCATACATGACACAGGCTGAACGATCTCTCTTATCATGGGAAGAGCTTATGACAAAGAGGGATAAGTATCTTAAAGGACAGGAGTATTATTTTGATCAATACTTAACTGATGAGAAGTCTGGGGATAATATTAAGTCTAGGACCGGACAATTAATCACGGTTAAAGGTACAGCAGAGCAGCTTGATAGGGCCTTTTCTACTACCCCTAAAATGTATTCTGACTTCTTTAAGATAAAGAAATCTATAGAAGATGATGATATTAAACGTGGAAAAGGGAATAAGGTTAAATCAATGAGTGATTCAAACGAGATATAATGATAAGTAATAATAATTTTTTGCTAGAGGAAATTCCAAAGTTTCACGCTATATCGCAGCATTATGATAGAAGTGCATTTTGGAAAAGGCAAAAACAGTTGTGTATAGAAGGATTGTGGGTTGGTGGAAAATGGATGCCTGGTACTCTTTATTACTATTGTAATTTTCACACAATAAGATTTGAAGAAGAAGGCGCCGGATCTAGAAAGATCGGTAGACCCTGGTTGAGGGATGTAGAATGGGAGAAGGCGTATGTATATGAGGAGGCACTAGGGTTTAGTGGTTTTTCCCTAGATAATGTTTATACGTGCGATAGGAGATATGGCCCTGAAAAAGAGAAAGCATTAAGGTTTGGGTGGATAACACCTGAGCAAGTTGCTATCAAGATCTACATCCCAGCCAGGGAATATTTACGTAAAATACACCCAGTAGATCTTGGTAAGCCATTATACACAAATCAATCAAAGAATGTCATTGACCTTGAGGCCAGGGGTGGTGGTAAATCATACTGGTCAAGTGCACTTATCCTACATAATTTCTTATTTGATGGAGCTTATGACTACGAGAGATACTTAGAATCTAAGAAGGCTGGAACTCCACTGACATCAGACACCGTTGTTGGTGCGGTAGAGAGTAAGTATAGTGATGACCTATTAAAGAAGGTTAAGATCGCTATGGAGCATCTTCCTGATAAACAGCTTATTAATAATGAAATATACCCATCGCCATTGTTCGTTGGGTTTTCTGGTTCTTTGGCGTCAGGGAAATCCCTAACTAGCTCAGGAGGATCGGTTATAAATCATAGAACATTCATGGATGATCCTTTGGCAGCAAACGGTACTCGTCCTAACAGAGCCTTCCTTGAAGAGGTTGGTTTCTTGAACAATATTATAGAAGTCTGGGGAGCACTGGAATCAACACAGGCATCTTCTGACTACAAGAACCTAGTTATATATGGACTGGGAACTGGAGGTCTTAGCACGCATGGTGCAGTTACATATACGAAAGAAATATTCTATAATCCAGAGGAATTCAACTGCTTGTCATTTGAAGATGTATGGGAACAGAAAGGAAGGATTGGTTTATTTATCCCTGGAACTCATACTATTAATAAGTTTAAGAAGGGTCCTGATAGGATTACTGATGTAGAAAATGCTAAGCTTTATATAGATGAGGAGATAGATAAGGCCAAGAAGTCTGGGAATAGGCGTAAATACATGGCTGAGATTATTAACAAGCCACTTAAACCATCAGATATATTCCTAACAGTAGAAGGGAACTTCTTCCCTATAGATGATATAAGGGATCACCTTGCAAGTATAGAGGGCAACAGGAAGATCTTGGATTATAGTTGGAAGGTACAGTTTTTTATAAAAGATGGTAAGTCAGATTGGTCTGTTTCAGACAAGCCTGTACTCAGAGAATATCCACATAGAAGGGGAGATGTATTGGATGCAGCTGTAGAAATATGGGAACTTCCAAAATTAGACGCTAATGGAAGACCTCCGTTTGGGAGATATCTAGCCTCTCTTGACCCTGTTGATAATGACGGTGGTGATGATATAGAACACTCATTGCTATCTGGTTTTATACTAGATAGTTGGACTGATAGGATAGTTGTTGAATATACTGCTAGAACAAAGATAATAGAGGATGCTTATGAGCAGTGGAGAAGGGCCCTTATGTTTTACAACGCCTTGTGTAATTATGAAAGGAACTTAAAGGGATTTTACCCACATATGAAAAAGCATGTGTCCTTACATTACTTGGCAGATCAACCAGAGATACTTACAGAAAAAGGGCTCACTAAAGCAGCCGGAATGGTAGGTAATATGACTAAAGGGACACACTGTACGGTACCAGTTATTAACTGGGGATTAGAATTGTTACTATCTTACATTAATGAAAAGGCATATGATCAACCAAATATTGAAGAAGGTGTAGAAGAGGGTGATATAGAGTACATTAGGAATCTTAGTACCATAAAGTCACCGGCAGTACTCCAAGAGATGCTAGCCTATAATAGTGAAATAAACACTGACAGGGTCTCATCTCTGATACTTTTAATGATATTAAGGGAAGATAGGATCAATATATCTAAGAATGCGTTCAGTAAAAAGGTAGATTTAGTGACAAAGAATAAATTCTGGGATAAAGCATACAAAAAAACTGGGACTAGACTGTTTAACCCCACTCTTTAAAAAATATAATCTTAGATAGCATAGACATAAAGTATATAGATATTGAAAATAATTGCCCAAATATTTTTTTATTACAATAATTTTTCATATCTTTGCGGAAATTTTTTATTATGGACATATTAGGCGCATACAATCAAATATTTTTCCCACAACAGAAGGTATCTTCCAATAAAAAGGACGATCTGTTTTATAAGAAGTGCATAGATGCATGTGAAACAATGCTTTACTATAGGAGTGGGCTAAGTAGAACTAAGCAAATCGACATAGAATCCAACTTGAACGTATACAAGGGTATATCTATTCCAGATGACATGGAAAGGATGTTCAATCCAATGGATTTAGAGGGAATAACATTCCCTTCAGAGGTTCGTAACTACCCAATCTGCGCTCCAAAGATAGATCTTCTTGTAGGAGAAGAATATATGCGTAAGGATAACTGGATGATTAGGAGTACAAACGAATCTGCAGTATCTGATAAACAGGAACAGCAGCAGGAGATGTTACAACAGTTAGTACAGGATGCCTTAAAGGATCCAAACTTTACTGAAGAGGAGTATGCAAAAAGAATACAGAAACTTGGTAAGTATCTCAAATACAACTGGAAGGATACAAATGAACTAACAGCCTCTAGGTTGCTAGCTTACATATACAAAGAACAGGTTTTAAAGAAGAAATTCAATGATGGGATGATCGATCATCTCGTTACAAGTAGAGAGATCTACAGGGTTGATGAAGTCAATAACGAAGTTATTGTTGAGAAATGCGACCCAAGACAAATCCATACACTAGGTTACACAAACGATTTTAGAATAGAGGATGCTGACATTATAGTACAGATTCATTATCAGCCAGTTGGAAAGATTATAGATGAGTTCTATGACTATCTCACTGATGATGATATTAAGTATCTAGAGGGTGGTATAGCTGTTAAAAGGGACGAAGGTGTTCTTAACTACAACTACGTAAACCCAAGACTTTACTTCCCAGTTAACCTATCAGATGATGATCCACGATTACTTGAAGTAGACAATGAAATGGCTAACTATGGATATGTTGGACCATTTGATGACAAAGGTAATATACGTACTGTACGTACTCGCTGGAGAGGCAGAAGGAAGATAGGTAAGCTTACATCTATTGATGAGTTTGGTGACGAGAAGATATCATGGGTATCTGAGTATTATAAACCAGACAAAGAAGCTGGTGAACATGTAGAGTGGAAATGGATAAATGAAGCTTACGAGGGTGTTAAGTTAGCCGGAAGGATCTATGTGAAATATGGTCCTAGGAAATACCAGAGAAGGTTCATAAATAATAAATCAAAGTGCGACCTTGGATATATTGGAACAGACTGTGGCATAAGTATGATGTCCAGAATGAAACCATTCCAGTTTGCATATAACGTATACATGCGTAGGCTTGAATTGCTTTGCGCTAGATTTGGTGGCCCTATTATAGAACTTGACACATCAAAGATACCTGACGATTGGGATCTTGATAAGTGGATGTACTATCTTCATGTTCTTGGCTATATGGTTATAGACCCATGGAACGAAGGTAAAAAAGGTGCAGCTCAAGGTAAATTAGCAGGGTCATTTAATACAACAAACAAAGCTATCAGTCCAGAGGTTGGGAGTTTTATACAGCAGAACATACAGATGTTGCAGTATATTGAGACTCAGCTTGGTACAATAGCTGGTGTTACCAAACAAAGAGAAGGTCAGGTAGATAATAGAGAAACTGCTAGTGGTGTAGAAAGAGCTGTTACACAGTCTTCCCATATCACAGAAAGATGGTTTACAATACATGAGGAAACTAAGCGTAGGGTTCTACAGGCATGTGTTGATATCGCTAAGCAGATATACAAAGGTAAGAACGTAAAGGCAGATTATGTTTTGGACGATATGTCTAGGGTTCTATTGGATTTTAATGGTGACGATATAGCCTATACTGATTTTGATATCTTTGTAAGCTCCTCACAGGATGACATGAAGATTAGGCAGACAATAGAAGGTCTTGCTCAATCGATGATCCAGAGAGGATCCGCAGCATCAACATTACTTAATGTTGTTAAGTCAGAGAGTCTTTCAGAGATGACAAGGATTCTTGAAGAAGCTGAAGATCTACAGGCTCAGCAAAAAGCTGAATCAGAGGATAAAGCATTGAAGTCTCAGGAGATGATGCAGCAAGTTCTTATGGAAGATAAAGCATCTGATAGAGAAATAAAGAAATATGAAATAGATATGCAGTGGCAAATTGCTGTACTTAACGCTGAACTCAAAGAGAAGGAGGCTAATAAGGATGGTGGTATGAATGCAGAGGAATATGCTCTTGCAGTCGCTGAGCACACAAACAAGGTTGCTTTAGAGTTTGAGAAACTCGCCGAAGCTAAGAGAGTGAACCTTGCTAAGGAAGAAGAAACAAAAAGGAGTAATACAGTAAAGGAAGACGAGGCTACTCGTCACAACCAAGCATTGGAGAGAATTAAACCTAAAACAACAACGAAGTAATGACTAAAGAAAATTTTGTCGAACTGCTTAAGCAGAAACCCTATATGATGGAAATGGGTGCCGGAAAATTATCGAAACAATATGGACTTACACGAGAGGATGTGTATAACGCAAAAGAGATACTAAGAAAGAATAAAGTTAAGCTACCAAGAATACTATTACTGGATATTGAAACTACTCCATTGGAGGCATTTGTCTGGCAGATGCAAGTATGGAAAGCACGCGTAGGTGATGATCAGATTATATCCAGGTGGTTTATGCTTACATGGTCGGCTAAGTGGTTATTCTCTAGTGAGATAATGTCAAACAAGCTGACTTCAAAAGAGGTTAAGCGAGAAGATGATAGTCGTATAATGGGCAATCTATGGAAGGTTCTTAATGAGGCTGATATAGTAATAGCTCATAATGGTGATTCATTCGATATACCGAATATAAACACTAGGTGTATTGTCAACGACTTGCCGCCCATTAAGCCATACCAGACTATTGACACACTCAGAATAGCACAGAAACAATTTGGCTTTACACATAATTCACTAAACGCATTGGCAAGAATCTTTGGTTTGTCTGAAAAGATAGATACAGATTTTGATCTATGGCGTAGGTGTAAAAATGGTGATGATGATGCCCTTCTAGAAATGGAAACATATAATAGACACGATGTTGAAGTACTTGAAGAAGTGTATCTTAAGTTAAGGCCATGGATAAAAGGACATCCTAACCTTGGACTTTATATGGAACTTGATGTTCCTGTATGTAAGAACTGTGGAAGTACAAATCTTAAACCAGATGGTAGTCATTCTTATACTAATGCTAGCAAATTTGTTAACATGAAATGTGAGTGTGGAGCTTATGGCAGATTAAGAAATACAGTATTCCCTAAAGAAAAACGTAATAATTTAGTAGTTTAAGTATATTACAATTGAAAAAAACTAAGAAAATATTTTGTAGTGATAAATATTATTCTTAACTTTGTATAATTAAATGGAGATTTAAAATAAAATGGAGAAGAAAAATGGTATTTTCGATGTAAACTTAGATAGTTTACTAGATAGTCAGCCCATAGAGGTTGACGGAGCAGAAGAGGGCATGTATCCACACACGGATATTATACCTCAAAAAATAGATAAGGAAGCTGACGCTAAGGCTGCAGCAGAGAAAAATGAATTAGAAAAAGGTCTTATAGATCTCAATATAGGCAAAGAAGAAGAAGAGGATGATGAAGACGGTGATGGAAGTAAAGATATTTCGGAAGAACCCTCGTCTAGTGAAACTTCTCCTCAAGTAAGGCAAAAAAGCAAAACTTCTTCTCCATTGACTCCGTATGCAAAATTGCTCGTGGACGAGGGGGTTCTTCCTAATTTAGATTTAAGCGCTTTTGATGGGTCTGCAGAGTCCCTAAAAGAGGCTATGATAGAAGAGATACTTGGTGCAGTTGATATGTACAAAGATTCTCTACCGCCTAGAATAAAGGCATTTATAAACAACTATGAGGATGGCGTTCCTCTCGATAAGTTAGTACAATTTGACAAAACTGAAACAGAAATTGATTCACTAACTGCAGAAAAACTAGAGGACGACGCATCTTTACAAAAGAAAGTAGTTGGAGATTATTTGAGAAAAACAACTAAGTTTTCTGACTCACGAATCAATAGAATGGTAGAGGGTTACGAAGACTCTGGTGAACTTGAAGAAGAGGCAAAATCATCTCTTGTTGAACTGAAAACTATGATTGCATCTGAGAAAGCAGAAGAGCTTAAGCAGATTCAGTACAATAGAAAAGTAGAAGAGGATACAAGGAAAAGAGATCTTACTGTTCTAGAGGATAGAATAAGAACTACAAAAGAGATCATCCCTGGATTACAGGTAAGTGATAAGGTTAAAAAGAACATGTTTGCATCTATGACACAGCCAGTTGGCTATGATCAGCACGGAAGACCAGTGAATAGGATAGTTGCAGCAAGAATGGACAACCCAGTAGAATTTGAAATGAAGTTACATTATTTGTTTGAAATCACTAAAGGGTTCACAGATTTTAACAAGATCGCAGAGAAAGGTAGGAAGGATGCATCTAAGCAGTTTGAGGAAGCAGTATCTTCGCTAGATAATCAGCATACTGAAGAAACAGAATCAAACGCTAAACCGTTGGCAAGGAAAAGTCTGGACTTCCTTAAGGGTCTAGAAAAAACATACAAACTATAACACACACAATTAATACTATATAACAATGAAAGTTTTCCCAAATCAAGTTTATGAACCGAAAGATTTCTCTGGCTTGGTTACCGAGAATAACCTAGGGCAACTCTTCCAAGAGAAGCCTATTCAGATATCGCAATATATCGAGAGGTTGTACGAAGTTAACCTTGCAGATGACATGCTTACTCTTCTGAACAAATATCCGACATTTGAAATCGAGGATGACAGAGAGTTCGAATGGATGCTTCAGGGGTCAGATGAAAAGAATCTGCCTTTGACCGCATGCTATAAGAAAGACGCATCCCAGGTACTTCAACCTATTGTAGCTTCTGACCAGATGGGTAAGAATGGTGCAGTATTCTATATGTTGTTTCCTGAGAAGTTGTTCTTCATTACACACATTATTGTTGGCAACAAACCTGATCTTTATAAGATTAGAGTTCGTAAAGAAGGCGAAGGCTATGGCACTGGCTTCCTTTATGAGGTAGAATTATTTACTGGTAACCCAGAAGCTTACGTTCCTTTCGAAGAGCTGCTTGCAGGTACCCTTTGGTCAGTAGAATATTCAATTAGTGAACAGACATTGTCGAAAGACGCTTCTGACATTAGTTTTACTTCTCCTTTCAAAATGAGTAACCGTCTCTCTATGCTTAGGAAAAAGCACACTGTTCCTGGTAATATGATTCTTAAAGGTGCCAATAACCCTCTTGCTTTCACATTTCAGGATCAAGATGGCGTACAGCACACCAGTTGGTTGAACAAACTCGACTGGGAATTTATGAAATCATTCCGTAGGGAGAAGGCTCGCCTTTTATTCTATGGAACTGGAAACAAAACAGCTGAAGGTAACTACAATCAGTTTGGATCATCTGGGTACGAAATCAAGGCTGGCCTTGGTCTTAGGGAACAGATTGCTCCTGCTAACGTTTTCCATTACAATACATTTAATATCCAGAATCTTGTTAAGTATGCCCTCGGTCTTTCCGTAGGTAAACTTCCTGAAGATCGTAGGAAATTTGTTATTGGATCTGGAGAATACGGACTGGCGATGGTTAGTTCAGCAATTGAGGCTTACGCTGGTGCAGCCGCTATCACCTATAACAGGGTTGATGCACTTACCGGTGGGCCTAAAGCTCGTTATACCAGACCTCAGTACATCAGCATGGCCGACATCAACGGAGTAGAATTTGATTTTATTCATATTCCTGACTACGATAATGAGACCAGAAATAAACTGATGCACCCAGAAGGTGGTACATGGGAATCACGTAGGTTGACTATCATGGACTTTGGTACCGCTGGAGCTCATCCGAATATTCAGCAGGTGAGAATTAAAGGACAGCCTGAAGAGCATGGGTACATCCCAGGTCTTCGTGATCCTTTCTCAACTGGTGGTAAAGGTAAGCCGAAGGTAATGGTTACCCCTGTTGACGGATACGAAATTCACAAAGCAGACTGGACTGCGATTATGGTTCGTAACCCCATGAGAATGGGCGAATGGATCCCGACAGCCCTCGCATAATTGGTAACAATTCTGCACATTAATAGTTATAAGGATAGAGGGGCTTCATGCCCCCTTCCTTATACATTTTAAATTCTAGGAGAAGAATTAATTAAACGGAGAAAAATGGAAAATTATTTAGAAAACAAAAAAGTTAACGTTAAAATTATACAGAAGTATAGAACAGGATTTAGTAAAGGTAGTGATGGTAGTACAATGTACACAGGATGTAAGCAGGTTTTTCAACTTCCAACCAATCAATACGATAGACTACTTCCAATTTTAACGGAATCGGAACAGAGATGGTTCGAAGAAAAGATGGGTTTAGGCAAAGGCGAGTTAGCTTTTAACAATAAAGACAAGAGCTTCTGGAAAGATTTCAGGGTTACTCTTGATAAAAAAGGAAAAGTGCTTGATCTTATGGACCCAGAAGATTATCTTGCTTACAAAGTGTTGCTTGTTTCTAATTCTGTTGCTAACAGTAAAGAAGCAGTAAACGTAATCCAGCATACTTTCTACATAGAGAGCGCTGAGGAAGAAGAGCAGGAAAATGTAAAACTTTCTGACAGGTATGAAGAGGCATCACGCCTATTCTTAAACACTGTTAGTAAGTCTAACAAAAAGATGGAAAATGTATTGCGACTATTGGGGAAAAAAGTCCCACCAGATGCTAATACAAAGTGGCTAAAAGCTGAGATCGTTAAGATCATAGAACAGAAAGCCAAGGTTCCAGGTGGTTATAATGTAGATGATTTCATACGTACAGCAAGCGACCCAGAATTTGATCTTAAGATCTTTATCATGGACGCACTTGAAATAGGTGAGATCTTTATAGAAGGTACCACTTATAAATTGAGATCAGGAGATATTTTAGGATATGACATGGCACAGGCGATATCATTCCTTAGTAATCCAAAGAATCAGCAGTCTAGGCTTCTAATTGAAGAAAGAGTTAAAACTAACAAAGCATAATGACAGCTAACGAGTTAAGATACAATGTTTTAGTCGGGGTAGATAGTCTCTTCGGAGCTACAGCCCCAGGCTACAACAACAAGCAGATGAGCGCTGTTTTAAATAAAGCTCAGCGTAGAGTTTTTGGAGACTATGCAAAACTGTTTGATCAGAATGAAAAGATCAAGCGTATACTTGCTCCACTGACGAAAAGAGCTAGTTTGCTAGAGGGAGATGTAATTCCAACAGTAGATACCGATATAACAAACTATCCACATGCTACGTCTGATTTTATTGGAACATTCTACACACTACCAGCAGATCTTGGTAGGATAGTAGAGGAGGCTTTGATTCTTAGCATAGATAATGTAAACCAGGAACCATCAATAGTGTTTCCTATAACATATGATTACTTCTTAAAGAACTATCGTAGTAGATATAAGAAACCATATGTTTACCAGGTTTGGAGAATGGACGCTAAGCTAGAGACTGTTTCGGCAGTAGAAAGGCCTGTTGTTGAGCTTATAATTGATAGGGATCATGATGTAGAGGACTACATAGTTTCATACATTAAATATCCAGCAAGTTTGGTAGTAGACACAGTTAATCCATTTACAAATATGACTAGTTGCGAAATAATTGACGAGTCATTTAACGAAGAAATTGTTGGTGAAGCAATTAAAATAATCACCGCAGCCCTGAACGATGAGGGTTACCAGGTAACTGGTATGGAAAAAAAATTCGATGAAAATTAGTTCTTATTAATTTAAAAAATTAAAACAATGATTGCACAAAAAAATGTTACCCATTTGTTTATTGGCTCTAATAACGCACTCGCCACAGGCGCTGTGCCAACAA